GTTGAATCCGTGAAGTCATCAATATCACAATACACTCTTTTACAAAATCGAACCAAACCACTTGCTATTGACAAAACATCGTCCATAGCTGGTCCATGCTCTTTAAGATCTTGATAATGTTTGAAATCATACAACTTGAAAAAGTTGAATTGTTGTCGAAATTGATCGGGAATTATTTCAACATAAAAAAGATATGAGAAAAATTTCCTAAAACCAGATCTATTTAAAGTTCGAATAAAAGACTGAGGAGTATCAAGAATAGCCTCAAGATTATCTAAAAAATCTTTAATTCCGTCAGAGGTCTGGTCCAATGCGTCAAGATCGTCTTTAACAATAATACCATTTTTAACTAAATCTTTCATTAAAACACAAAGTCTTTTGAAAGTTAGCTCGTTAGAGAGTTTAGTAACAGTACCAAAATAAGACGATCGAAGCATACACAAAAGAGTTGTAATACGCACTGACAGGTCATCAGATTTGTAAAAAATGTAAAGGTGATAAATTAGAGTGTCAAACTTCTCTTTGACAAATAAATCTTTAATATCAGAACCATAATTAAAATAACTATTAAGCTCAGAAAAAGATTCATAACTAAGAAATGTTTGATCAAGTTGAGTTTTCTCAACATTATCATCATTATCAAAAGTACGGCGAGATGATTTCTCGTTCGTAGATCTGCCACACTCTCTGCCAAGAGTGGAGCTAGTAAATTTATCTAGGCATCGCAAATATTCGTGTTCGATTATTTGACTTTCCATGATTATATTAAGGGGTGGTCTGTAGAAAACAAAACTAAGTAGAATCTACCCAGATAAGTATTAAATGGCAGTTTTTTGTAATTCATAATTATAGGATAAAGTTGATTCATCATAATCAGTGGGGGTCCTCAGAAGCTGTCTCGGCGTAAACCCTATTAAAGTAAGGGAGGCTTGAATAAGCCATACTGAGTTGAGACGCCATACTTCAGCACTTTCCGACTGAGTAATCATCAAATCTTGGTCCACTCTTGCTAAAGTCTAAAGTAACCAAGAAATACAAAAAGAAAATAATACAAATACCTGAATAACAGGGAGTTATTGGTTTTGTCATCTAACTAACAGTTCGACCAAAACTATTAGGGTGCAAGTTTTGTTAGAACCAGCAAACTTAAATAAAAGTGGCCATAAAAGGCCAATGGTGGATAAACCACCATAAAATGGAGGAATTTTAACGTCGTCCCTCCGCGACCTACTCTAGAAGAGGATAGAATAAAAATTAATCAACGTATATTATAAACAATTACAAAAAGATAAAGAAAATAATCAGAATCTTTAAGAAGTGAATTTAATATACGAAAATGAAAGTTTAAACTAGAATGGTTATTAGATA